ACCTACGCCTATCGTTTCGTAGCCAGCACTACACAGGTAAACCTTTGACTTCACACCCTCATGGCGCTTGATCATTTCGACTAGCTTACTCATTACTTTTCTCGCGCTACCTTATTGACCTTCTCGTAGCTACGCATCGCACCAAGTCCTAACATGCCCATCATTACAGGAACCAGAAGCGTCGTATCTACTTCTGGAACTGCCACCCATATACCTAATATGTTGACGATAATCGTGTTGTAGAGCAGACCAAACGCACAGATCCATCCTATACAGGGACGCCATCCCCCGATAAACAACGAGCCTGTGGCGGCTTCTGCTTTGTTTATTTCTAACTGAGCCAACATCGCTTCTTGCGAATGTTTTTCGCTCATCGTTGCTATCTCGTGAGCTAGCTTTGCCTTTTGGTCTTTATCTTCTATGAATTTATCTAGCAGCCCCGTTACCGGCCCTACTAATGAAGCAACTAAACTCATCTACCATTACCTCTGTTTGACCAAGCCTGCGCCCCAAAGAACGCTGCCAATATACCTGCGACCGACACAAAGTAGACTGAGGCCATGTCACCAAGAATACTTGCTGCCTGAACTAAACCAGCCCAACTACTTACCACCACTAACGATGGATACAAGAGCATTCCCCACAGGGCAAACCAACTCATGCTACGCTGAGCCTGTGCTCTTTCATTGCTGATTTTTAGCTCTTGTAGTTCTTTGCTAGTCTCTAGCTCATCATCAGTGACAACGCCATCACCATCGGTGTCGTACTGATCGTAGTCTGATCCAGGTTCTAATTTCTTCGCTGCCATCTCAGTCATAAAATTGTGTATTTTGAGGCACCTTAACAGGGATGCAGTAGGCCGTAATGTTTTCTTGGTTGTTCAGACGCCTTCCCTCTATGGGCTTGATAGACCCTTGTTCGAGCCAAAAAGCAAACTGATTGCACCTGTGAATGTTGCGAAAGTGAAACCTACCTGCAACTTGCTCGCCCTCGACCAGCATGACAAGCAGAAACGCCATAATCATCCGAAGGCTTTAAGGATTAACACAAAGATTAGGACTGCAATGCCGCCTCCGATGATAAGAGTCGTGCCGCCAACAAGCACTTGTTGGATCAATATCTGTCTTTCGCGTTTTCTTTTTGCCACCAGTCTCGCGTGCGCCCTCCTGTCTTGCTCCTGCTGCCTAATTGCCTGGTCGTAGTCCTCTAGCAGTTTTGGGTCTGCAACTAGGAGCAAATCCCTCAGATCTTTTTGATATCTTTCCTGGTTCCTACGAAGCATTTGTAGCTTGAGGATGTCATTCTTTGAGAGCGCATTGAACGTCGAGCTTTTACGTTGTACCTCAAAGTTGTTAAGCGCCTCACCAAAATCACTAACGAGAGCCATCGCTTGCTGCACGTTGGCTTTGCCTTCATTGACATTTTGAATCACCGAATTGATCTGCTGAAGGAGCATCCCGGCGGCTGCAACAGACTCGATAATCATGGTTTACCCCATAAAGAACTGAGGCAACGCAGCCGCTGCAATCAGCGCATACAATCCGTAAATAAGGTGTTCTAGGTGTTTAAACTTGGCAGAACCTTCTGCGAGACGTTCTTCGATACGCTGATAACGCAAGGCGCATTCGCGCTCATGGGCGTTGACTTCGTTTAGTGCTTGTTCGCCTTTATCACTCATACCGATATGTTAACTCTTTGGCTAGGCGCTAGTTGTTGCGCCTCGACCCTATTACCCTCTTTTGTGTAGATCGTTGGTATGATTGTTTCTACCGCTTCGCGCACAGTCTCACCTTCAGCGCCCGTTCTCAGGCGCTCCTGCTTTTGCACAGCGACTTGCTTCCAACTGATCTGCGCTGCGTCATTAATGCTGATTTCCATCTTGCTCACCCTCAACAGGAAAACAATTTATGTTGGCGGCCACTGTCCTTCGCTCGCCTTCCCCTTGAAACGGATACACCATATGCTGCATCCACGATGGGAACATATATAACCGTCCCACTTGCGGCCTCACTACGACATTTTGCGTAGGCTTGAGCCGCTCTCTATCCCATGTACTTGACTGCCCGTAGTTGAAGCAGAGACAGCCATCGCTTTCGCCAGAGGCATTGTATAGCCCGTACTCTTGTGATCCTGGCCTTGGCCCCTGCACTATCTGCGGCGGCACCTTCGTCCATGTTGTGCAGCTAATACCCATGATCGTCTTTGTACCGTGATCGTGGATCGGGTTGTAATCACCTTCGTAACTGTGGACTGACCATAACTCATCCATTTCGACGTTTCTGTTACCGTCCAAAACCTGACCAGATTGGGCCATGAACTGGTTAATATAAGTCACGCCCATCTCACACAAGAATCGAGAAAACGGTGCCAGCCTTGGATCTTCGTGATCCATAACAAGCTGCTCACCTGTCTTGATTTGACCAACCAACGTATGCGCTGCGCTGACCTTATCGTCTTGCGTCACTAGCTCATCAAGATAGTCGTTACAGGACTCAACAAACTCTGTCGGGATGTCCAGCTCCATCAAAAACACTGACGGAAGCGGGTGCATCTGAAACTGAATCTCAGCCATTTATCGCTTCAACAGCAGCTTCTTCCTCGTCTTCTTCTGGCTCTTCTTCTGGCTCAACAAGTTGCGCGTCAGCTTGGACTTTAATCTTCATCATCAAAGGCCAAGTCCCGCTTTTGCTAGGCATGTCGCCAAGAATCGCGAGGATTGCGTTGATCTCGTTTTCTTCTAGGTTGATTTGCACGTTCTGTTTTTCCTTATGGTGTATATGCTTTTGCGGCTGCTACGGCAGAGTCAATGGCGCTGAAGTCTTCTGACCCCCAATCGCCTAGCGCCTTACCGTACTCTAAGTATCCAGCACTACGCAGCACACGTTCTTGCTTTTCAGCACCTGTGAGATCGTTGCCGAACTCGTTGTTCGCATCCAACACACTGGTGATAACATTCGCGCCATCCAGCATCGCTTGGTACATCTTAGCTTTTTCTTCATCGGTTCTAGTTTCCTCAGACATTTCGTCCTCCTTATGATTCTAACGCGGCGATACGCGCAGTCAGTGATGTGATGATTGCATCTTGATCTTGGATGGCTTTGACAAGAATCGGTATAAATTTTTCGTACTGCAAACCGTATTGCTTACCATCGTCCGAGAGCGATACGGTGAGGTTCTTCTTAGCATCGGCGGTGTACCCAGCAGCTTCTTCAAGATCACGCACAGCTTGCGCCTTGAAACCAACATCCATCCAGTCTTCTTTGTGCGTGCCGTCTGGAGTTTGTGCGTTTAGGTCATAGTCTTCAGCGTGCTTATCACCGTACTTAGAACGCTTATCCCAATAGTAAGTGACTGGTTCCAGAGCTTTTACAAAATCTAAGCCAAGGTCTAGGTCAACAAAATCAGTTTTATCTCGTTCGTCAGAAGCAACTGTTAGAGATACTTGAATGTGAGCGACACTTATAAGGTCATCTCCGAAACATATGCCATTGCTGTCATTGGTTCTATTGCCGCCGGGACTTCCTGTTACAGCAGCATCTTTACCGAGATATAAATTATTGCCGCCGGTAGTTAGCGCACTACCTGCGTTATAGCCTACGACAGTATTGTTATTTCCACTGAAAGACGACCCACCTGCCGCATGAACACCCATGCAGGTATTGAAATCTCCTGTGGTTAGCCCATCAGCAGCAAGCCCCCCAACGATAGTGTTCTGGACTCCCGTGGTGACTGACGCCCCTGCATCCTCACCAATAGCTACATTGTAGGTGCTGGTGGCTGTAGTTACATTGAAGTTCTGTAAAGCTCTGACACCAATAGCTACATTAGAAAATGCGCCGGTGTTTGATCCTAAAGAATTAAGACCCATTGCTACATTGTTACCCCCCGTGGTGATGGCATCTCCTGAAAGACCACCCACAAGAGTGTTGTTAGTTCCCGTGGTAATGTTCAGGCCCGCTGAAGACCCAACAGCAACATTGTAAGAACTCGTGGCCGTGGTGAAGTTTTGAAATTTAAGTGCTCTATCGCCTATAGCAACAGAAAAACTTCCAAGCGTGTCATCTCTGAGCGACTGATAACCGAATGCAGTATTGCTTTCACCGGTAGTCAGTGAGCTACCTGTTTCTCCACCTAAAATAGAATTGTGGATTCCCGTGGTGATTGAACCACCTGTGTTGTAGCCCACGCCGACATTGTAGGCGTTAGTGCCTGTCGTGAAGTTTTGTGTTTTTAACGAATCATAGCCAACAGCTACATTTCTACTGCCTTGTGTATCAGCAGAAAGAGCATTGGTTCCAACGGCTACATTACGATCACCGGTTGTTAAAGCGTCTCCCGCGAGACCCCCAATGAGTGTGTGCTCCTTGCCCGTAGTGATCTGCTGACCTGCATTGTGTCCAACTGCAACGTTATAAACATCTGTGGCGGTTGTAAAATTTTGAGTGAGCAAAGCCATACGGCCTACTGCAACCGACTTGCTCCCAAGTGTATCTGCACTCAGAGCTTGGTAGCCTACTGCTACGTTCTCTACAGAAGCAGTTGCAGCATCTCCTGCAAGGCCACCGATGTAGGTGTTCTGGGTTCCCGTGCTGATTGAACCACCTGCCGATTGCCCAACAGCAACATTGTAGCTAGTAGTTGCAGTAGTAAAGTTTTGTGATCCTAAAGCAAAAGACCCTATGGCGACTGCGCTGCCCCCCAACACGTCCGAACCTAAAGCACCAATACCTACAGCAACATTCGCATCTGCATCAGTCAGCGAATCACCCGCAAGAGCACCGACAATGGTGTTTTGAACTCCCGTAGTAATTGCACTACCCGCCGCTTGACCAACTCCCACATTCAACGCATTTGTAGCCGTGGTCATATTTTGCGAGCCAAGAGCTGTGTATCCGACAGCAACGCTCATTGAGCCTAGAGTGTCTGCCGTAAGAGCGCCGTAACCCACCGCTACGTTGAAATCGGCATCAGTAAGCGCATCACCCGCAAGACTACCAATGAGGGTGTTCTGGGTTCCCGTAGTGATCTGCTGACCTGCGTTATGACCTACTCCTACGTTGTAAGAATCTGTGGCTGTAGTGAAGTTTTGTGATTGTAGCG